ATATTACGCACCTAAAAGTAAAAAATTTAACGAGAAAAATAAAGAGAAAAAATAATGCAACATTTTTACGATGGACAGATTAGAAGATATATTACTCAGGTTATAAGACTGATGAGTAATTTTTCTTACAAGGACGGTGATGGTGCATTAAGAACTATTCCTGTGATGTACGGTGACATGACTAGACAAGTTGGTCACATAATTAGGGATAATTCAGAAAATAAAATGCCAAGCATACCTAGAATGGGAGTGTATGTAACCAACTTCCAAATGGACAGAACTAGATTATCTGATGCAAGTTTTATTAGTAAAGTGCATTTAAGAGAACGTGCTTATGATAGTGCAGGAAAAGAATATCTAAACACGCAGGGAAAAAATGTTACAGTTGAAAGATTGATGCCAACTCCATACACATTAACAGTTAACTGTGACATTTGGTCTAGCAACACAGAACAAAAATTGCAAATATTAGAACAAATTTGTATGTTGTTTAACCCAAGTTTAGAAATACAAACTACAGACAATTACATTGATTGGACAAGTTTGAGTGTAGTAGAATTAGACAATATAAATTTTTCAAGCAGAACTATTCCTGTTGGTACAGAAACAGAAGTTGATGTCGCAACATTAACATTTACTATGCCGGTCTTTATAAGTCCACCAACTAAAGTAAAAAAATTAGGAGTAATTACACACATTATTACAAGTATCTTCAACGAAAAAACTGGAAACATAGACCTAAGTCAATCAATGCCTGAACTAATGGCATATCAAGATGATTATGAAAAAAGCATTAAAGCATCCATTAGAACAAGTGCTGATGGTAGTGTCGATACAAGTGTTGCATCACGTAAAGATACCGCTAGTGTTCAAGGAACAACAGGAACTCAGTTTGATATTTACGTATTAGGACAAACTTTATCAATAATTGACAAAGGGGTAATAGGCGGATTAGCATGGAATGGTTATTTAGATGCGTTATTAAATTACAAAGCAGGTTTAAGTAAAATACAATTAAACAGAGAAGGCATAGATGTTCCTGTAGTTGGCACTGTTGCTTTAAATGAAGCAAACCCTATGCAATTATTGGTTACATGGGACATGGACACTATACCTACAGACACAGTAATAGTAGGACCTCAAGATACAAGAGGCAGTGTTGACTTTATTGTTGATCCTACAACATTTAATCCAAGTGCAATTAAACAAAACGGAAAACGTGTTTTACTATTGAAAGATATTGGTAGCACACAAAACGTTGATGGTGCGGATGCATGGAAGGGCGATAGCAATATAGATTTAGTGGCAAGTGCCAATGATATTGTAGAATGGAACGGTACTAATTGGCAAATAATATTCGACGCAAGTTCAAATCCTAATCCAGATGATAGTACATTTGTACCAACATACATTACCAATTTAAAAACTGGTATCCAATATAAATGGAATGGTAGCGAATGGATATTAAGTTTCGAAGGCGAATATCGTAAAGGAACCTGGAAGATCTCCTAATCACATAATTATTTACATGAGCAGTAAAATTATAGGGTGCGGTGCACTCTTCTATACTTTGGATACCCAAAGGTTTTTAGTACTTCATAGAGTGCAGAGTAAACAAAATCATGTATGGGGATTAGTGGGCGGTACTACCGTAAATGAAAATTTATGGGAAGGACTTCATAGAGAAATAAAAGAAGAAGTAGGTGATGTAGAAATAAAAAAGAAAATACCTATGGAAACTTTCATTAGCAATGATGAAAATTTTTTATACCACACTTTCCTATGTGTAGTTGAAAATGAATTTATTCCAAAATTAAACACAGAACACGATGGATATGCCTGGGTAAGTTTTGGCAATTGGCCCAAGCCGTTGCACCAAGGTTTACGTAAGACTCTACAAAATAAAATGAATCAGGTCAAATTAGACACTGTGTTCAAAATGTTAAAATTAATGTAATGATCAAAATCATCGGTGACGTAATGCTTGATATGTGGACACAGGGTGACTGCCAAAAAGTAAGTCCAGAGGCACCGGTGCTTGTAGTTAAAGAAACAAACAAAGACTTCAACGTTGGAGGCGCTGGAAACCTAGCGTTAAACCTATCAAACTTGGGCACAGACACGTGGCTTTATGGAGCCGTGGGCAACGACATCCCCGGACACAAAATCCAAGAAATTTTACTGCAAAATGGAGTAAAGTCGCATCTGTGCCAAGATGGTGAAATGACTACTACCAAAACAAGAATCATTGGACAAAATGGACAACACCTTATACGTGTGGACAAAGAAGAGCAATATAGAGCAGATACTCCTGTGGAAACACTGCTTAAAAATTTAAAAGAAACCGATGTGGTAATTGTAAGTGATTATAACAAAGGGGTAATTAAAAAAGATACAGTCACCAAGATTTTAGAAAAATGTAAGAATGTATATGTGGATCCAAAACAAGGATTTAGCAAATACGTTGGTGCCTTTTTAGTAAAACCAAATATGAAAGAATATGAATCATGGTTTGGTAATTTTAATATTGAAACTGCTAAAAAAATGTGTGAAGATAATTTATGGACATGGCTTGTTGTAACTGACGGAGCAAACGGTATTCACGTAGTCACTAAAAATTCTTATGATCATATTAAGAGCAATACTGTAGAAGTTGCAGATGTCAGTGGTGCAGGAGATTCTGTGCTTGCCATAATTGCACATTATTTTAAAATTAATAACATGATTGCTTGTTGCGAATTAGCAGTTAAAGGTGCAGAAAAAATTGTACAAAAAAGAGGAGTATCTATTATTTCTAAAAAAGATATTGAAGACACCATTGTGTGGACAAATGGCGTGTTTGATATATTACACAAAGGACATTTAGAATTATTAAAATTTGCGAAACAGCAAGGAGATAAATTAATTGTTGGAATCAATTCAGATACAAGTGTTAAAAGATTAAAAGGAGACGATAGACCATTTAATAATTCTTGGGTAAGAGAACAACAATTATTACAATTACCTTGGGTAGATAAAGTTGTTGTGTTTGAAGAAGATACTCCGATAGATGCATTAAAACAACATACACCAAACGTAATTGTGAAAGGTGGAGATTACACATTCGACACAGTGGTGGGCAATGATATTGCCGAAGTGATAATATTTCCAACAGTAGAAGGTTTTTCAACATCAAACATAGTGGATAAAGTAAATGGAAACAAGAATTGAAAAAGGCAAATTAATTTGCACTAACGTCATTACAAAAGAAGAGTTCGATCGTATTTCTAAAAAAATGTTAAGCGATCATTTTCCTTGGTATTACTCTGAACACGTTGTAGAGGACAAACAAAAAATGACTGAAGAAAAGGAACAATTACAATTTCAACATAACTTTCATGGAGTTTCTGATGTTACCACTGAACACAGTAATTGGGAATTGCTGTATCCAATCTTCAATGTGCTTAAAGCAAATACTTTTATTAGGGTAAAAGCAAACAACATACCAAGAACAGAAAAAATTGTTAAGCATGGTTTCCATGCAGATACAAGAGTTGCATTAAGTTACACCGCAATTTATTATGTAAACACAACAGATGGTTATACAGAATTTAAAGACGGAACTAAAATTCCTAGTGTAGAAAATTCAATGGTGGTATTTCCTAGTTACATGGAACACACAGGAACGACTTGTACAGATAAAAGAAGTAGAATTAATATAAACATGAATTACTTGCCCAACTGGCACGATGAACTTACAAAAGATATAAGACCAGAAGGAGCAGATAAGATTATAAAATTGTGGGAGAATGTTAAATGAAAATTTGCTTAACAGGGTACAAAGGATTTATTGGAGATCATTTAGGAATGCATCTTGCAAAACAAGGGCATGAAGTTATAGGTTTTAGATGGAAGGATTATAATCACTTTCCAGATCCCGCTTTGTATGATTGGATCATACATTTGGGAGCAATCACAAGCACAACAGAAAGAGATGTTGATAAAATTATGAAAACGAATTTAGAATACAGCATGAAACTTTTAGAAATGTGTGACACAATGGGTACTAATTTTCAGTATGCCAGTTCCGCAAGTGTGTACGGCAACACAGGAAATTTCAAGGAAGATGGTGATGTGTATCCATTGAATGCATATGCTTGGAGCAAATATCTATTTGATAGATTTGTTAATTCTATAATGGGAGAATTTAAAGTGCTTGTACAAGGATTTAGATATTTCAATGTCTATGGAAACAACGAAGAAAAGAAAGGCGATCAAGCATCTCCTGTAACTAAATTTGCCAATCAAGCAAAGACCGGTAAAATTAAACTTTTTGAAAACAGTGACAAGTATCTACGTGATTTTGTTAGTGTAGATGATGTCTGTGAAGTACATGAAAAAATGCTTAATGCGGATGTGTCTGGTATATTTAATGTGGGGACAGGAGCGCCTATATCTTTCCAAAAAGTTGCTGAATTAGTAGCCAAAAAGTACAATGCAGAAATAGAAACAATACCTATGCCTACAAAATTACAAGGTCAATATCAGACCTACACTAGTGCAGATTTGACAGAATTAAATAAAAATATAGAACACAAATTTAGAACAGTGGAGGAATTTTTAAATGCCAATTAATAAAGAAGGAAAAATAGACAAAGGTTGGGGATACGAATTAATCTTTGCTTCCAATGATTTATATTGTGGAAAAATAATGGTTTTTAATAGAAAAGGTGCAAAATTTTCTATGCACTATCACGCTATAAAAGATGAATCTTGGTTTATAAACAATGGCAAATTTTTATTAAGTTGGATTGATACCAAAGATGCAACTTTATATACTAAAGAATTAAATGAAGGCGACACATGGCGTAATCCGCCTTTCCTACCTCATCAAGTACAATGTCTCACTGACAATGGAAGTATTACTGAAGTTAGTACTGCTGATGATCCCAATGACAACTATCGCATAATTAAAGGCGATAATCAAAAAACTACCGTTACTGAAGAAAAATAATTAAGCCTGTGCTTCTGACCAACGCAGTGTAACTGTTCCTGCAACAGCACCCGTACCTGCTGTTCTAAATACGTTGATTGCCAACACGTCTGGACCATTAGGGAACGTACCACGTCCACCTAGTGTTGTGTTAGTTAAGGCTTTGATGGCTTGAAGAGCCAATGTTGCTCTTTCACCTGGCACCGCAATAAATGAAAATATAGTTTCACCCGGTTGTGCATATGGTGGTTGACCAAATGTAAATGTAATTGCATCACCCGCCGCAATATTACCCGTCGATGTCTGTGTGAACGTAACTCTATAGAAGTTAGTTGTACCAAATAGATCTAACGAGTCAACTGATGCCACTGTTGTACCTGGTGGGAAAGTAGCGTAACTTACATCAACTTCTGTACCGCTAACTGCGTT